TTTTGTACTGCACTAGCCTGGTCTTTAATAAGAATTCTATCATCAACTGATACAGTAACACCGTCAACTGTTAATGCACCGTTAGCGTCAGCAGTTAAAGTACCGTTACCGTTATTATAAGTTACGGCTGGTAGAGCGGCTGCTGAAGCAACTCTAACTGAATCTTTAACATCTAATCCGTTAGCAACACTATCCACATATGCTTTTGTAGCGGCGTGTTGAGCTGCTGTCGGGTCTGTTACATTTATAATTTTACTAGAGTTAACATCAACATCACCTGAACCGTTAGGGTCTAAAACTAAATCACCGTTTGTATTAGTTGTTGATATTGTGTTACCGTCAACTGTAACATTATCTACATCTAAAGATGTTAAACCGTTAATGTCTGTTCTTGAAGCACCTAAATTAATTGCGTCTGAACCAATTGTTATTGATGAGTTAGCAATCATGGCATTTGATACTGTACCAGTATCACCTTGACCTACTAAAGTGCCTGCTGAACTTGGTAAAGTGTAAGTTTGATTGCCAGAAAAATCAGCGTGTGCTGGTGCCTGTAATTGTGCATAGTGAGCATTTGAACTTTCACAATACAATCTAATAGCTGATTGAGCACCATCATTTTTTACATCAATAATACCAGTTGTAAATGTAATTCTATCATTACCACCGATTTTAAAATGAATAGTATCATCTGTATCAGCTGTGATTGAAGTATCAGCATCAGCGTCTAATATTAACTCTGTGCCATTCATATCAACACCGTTAAATACGGCATTGTTATCAAAACTAATTGTCATTGTATCGCCTGATAAAGCTGTTGCGATACCTGTACCACCTGTAATTTTTAAAGTTTCTGTTAATAGGTTTATAGATGTTGATGTGGAACTTTCATCAACGATAGTTAGCGTACTTGCTGGAGCTGCAAATGATAAATTACCAGAACCGTCAGTTGTCAACACATGACCGTCAGAGCCATCTGTGCCTGGTAAAGTTAACGCTAAGTTATCACCTAATGCGTTTGGTGATTTTAAAGATACAAAGTGAGAACCATTATTTGTTCCTTCATTAAATTTAAGTGTACCACCTACTGTTGCTGAATTACCTATATTAATTGCACTTATAGCTGAGTTTGAATCTGCTGTTAAAGCTGAACTTGCCGTAAGTGTACCATCTACATGGTCTAATTTATCTGCGAAGTATTGACCGCCAATAACTGTAATATTATTTGCGTCACCGTTACCATCTACGCCACCCTCACCAATAAATAATCTATCTCCTAGGTTTGATTGTGTACCTGTACCAAAAGTATAGGCCATTTCTCCTAGTTTTAGCGTTGCTGGAGCGGAAGTATTTGAACTTCTTTTTATCTGAATTACTGTTGACATTTATGCTCCTAAAAATTACCGCCGTTAAATACAAGTGTTCCTGAAGTTGTATCTAACTCATTTCTTGTTTTAAATTTATCTGTTGAGGCGTCATATTGTAATAACGCACCATCATTTAGAGATGAAGAATCAACATCTGAAAGTCCTCTTAATCTGTTAACATTTGTAATACTAACATTGGTACTTGGTACCTGAACTGAAACTTGTTGTAGTCCTGCTGATGTAGAAGCATTAATATTAGCTCTTACACCGCCAGTTTGATTAATTCTACCTCTAACTAACTGCTTGGACATTGGTTCCTCTCTCTTTTGTAATATTTATAATGAAAAGTAGTTGAGGAATAAACTAATTATACTCTTGGATTAATGGTAATTACGCCTTCAATAACTCTAGTTACTGTGCTTGTTGAGGTCTGTGTGATATAAACATCATAAACATATCTTGCTGGTGCGTCTAAAGCACCTGTTTGTGTATCATTTAAAGTTAATTCAATAACACCAGTTGTAGGGTCGCTAGCTAATGCTGAAGTTATAGTAACACTATCTGAAGCACCATAACTTTTTGCCATTTTTGCTTCAGTCGTATAGCCTGTTAAATCAGTTACATTACCATCTGAATTAGTAACAGTAACATCTGAACTAAAACTAGCGCCTTGGTCTATTTTAAGATTTGCTATCGCCGCCATTAAATTGTTTTACACCCTCTTGTATTTTACCATTATAGTAATTAGTTAATACATCAATTTTTTCTAATTCAATTTCATGTCGGACTTTTGATTGTTGTATTTCTTGCCTAGCAACAATATAGTTTCTTAATTCATTAGGCAATTTATCTACATCATATTCTTTGCCATCAATTGATATAACATTTTTTGCTTTTTCAGCCATTATATAACCTCAAATTATAATTTTTTATTTTCTTTTTTTAATTTAGAGATTAGTTTTGATTTGGTCAATCTCTTATCTAATTCGATACCAATTTTTCTACCAAGTTTTTCTAACTCAGCTTTTGTTTTTTTCTCTAAACCTTTTGTATCAATCTTTTTAACTTCTTTTGTTAATACTAAAGGAGCAGAAATAAAAAAACTTTTAATTTTTTTCCATAGTTTCATAACTATACTCCTATTTAATTTTGATATTTATATCGTAATATTACGACACCTGAACCACCAGCTCCACCATATTGTCCTGGTCCATTAGCTCCTTGAGAGGCACCGCCACCGCCGCCTCCTAAATTTGCTGTACCAGCAGTAGCAGCAGGACCACTTCCATCTCCTAGATTTGAACCATTACCACCGCCACCAGAACCACCTACGCCACCTGGTTTTGATGAAGGAGAAGCTTGTAAACCTCCGCCTCCGCCACCTGCGTAAGTAACACTTGAACCTGTAATTGAGTTTGCTGTTCCAGCACCGCCAGCTGCAGCCGGAGCAGGACCGCCTGAGCCCATATTTGCACCTGCACCACCAGCGCCACCGCCTCCGCCGCCTCCTACATTTTGATAAAGAGGAGCAGCACCTGGAGAACCAAAGTTAAAATAACCTGTACCGCCATTATTACCTTGAGGTGGAGAAACTGGTGGAGTATTTCCACTTCCACCTGGTCCGCCATTAAAGTAATTTCCGTTACCACTAAAAGGACCTGACGAAGAACCTCCGCCTGAACCTCCTGGATTTCCATCTCTAACAGGTGTATCTGGATTTCCGTTACCACCGTAACCGCCACCTGCTGATGTTATTGTACTGAATATTGAACTACTGCCATTAGCTGAGTTTGAAGGACCTGTTGAGGGGTTACCATCTCCACCAGCACCACCGGCACCTACTGTTATAGGATAAGTTTGTGCTGTAACTGTTGTACCGCCTGTATCGGGTGCTGGGTCATTTGTTCTAAAACCACCTGCACCGCCACCGCCTCCGGCACCGCCGCCTCGGCCACCACCGCCACCACCAGCAACTACTAGATAAGTTACTGTATGACTTTGGTTACTAACTGAAGAAACAACAAAGTTACTTGATGAGTTAAAAGTATGAATTTTATAATTACCAGATGTTGTTTCTGTTCCGCCTGTAGCATTAATATATGAATCTGACTCTAAATCTGCAACATTTGATTCGTTTGAATATAACCAACCTTTTGTGCCGTCAACATAAACTAAAACAACACTTGCTCTATTAGTTGTTAATTGTGAATCATTAGCAGCACCTTGAATGTTTGAACCGTTACGGCCAATTGTTACTTTATTTGTACCAAATTTAGTTGCATAATCTTTTATTGCTACATAATCACCAGCACTTGGCGAAGATGGTAAATTAATTGTGTGTGCATGATTTGTTGTATCAATAAAATATCCATAACCAGCTGTAGCTGTTGTTTCAGTAGAACCATCAGCAGTTACAACTGCTTGCCAGCTAATATGTTTACTTGTAATAGAACCACCTAATGATACGGCAGAACCATTTACTGTTATAGAAGAATTTGCTAATTTTGCATTTGCAATAGAACCGGCTAATTTATCATTTGTAATTGTACCATCATTTATATCGGCAGCTACAATTGTACCGTCTTCTAATTTAGAAGCGTCAACTGAATCGTCTGCAAGACCTGATTTTGTTACTTTTGTTAATGCCATGTTTTATCTCTTTTTACTATTTATATTAGTTTTGGTACTTATATCTAATTATTACAACACCTGAACCACCTGCTTTACCACAATTTGGTGAAGAACCGTTACCGCCTCCTCCACCGCCACCAGTATTTGCACTACCAGCAGTTGATGTATTTGAATCTGAACCTCCGGTTCCGCCACCGCCTGAGCCTCCTGAGCCGCCTCCGCCTTCGTAGCCGCCACCGCCGCCACCTCCAGCTCTTGTTACAGATGAACCTGTTATAGATGAAGCCACACCTGCGCCTGCATTTCCACCTGTTCTAGGTGGATTTGAACCGTTACTACCTGAACCACCAGCTCCTCCGCCACCGCCGGCTGCATTACCTGTGCCTGTTCCTGAATTTCCTCCAGAGTTTCCTTGTGAAGGACTTACAGGTGGTGTATTACCTGAACCACCATTACCTTGAGTTGATGGACCTGAACCACCTCCGCCGCCAGAGCCGCCATTTAAGCCTGCTTGTTTAGTAGAATCATTTTGCCCTCCGCCTGCGCCACCACCTCCGCCTCCAGCAGATGTGATAGTTGAAAATGTTGAGTCTGAACCAGGATTACCCTTATTACTAGAATTTGGGCCAGTTTGGTCAGCACCGCCAGCACCTACTGTTACAGGATATGTTTGAGCTGTAATTGTTAAACCTGAACCTGAATTTAATGGTGAAGCTGTGTATGACGGAGCAATATCTCGGCCTTCTCTAAAACCTCCGGCGCCACCTCCGCCACCTGAATCTTTTGAACCACCTCCGCCGCCAGCGACAACAAGATATGAAACTGTATTAGGTCCTCCTGCTGGATTACTAGGATTATTTCCTGTTTGTGATACAACAAAATTACTTGTTGAATTAAATACATGAATTTTGTAATCACCTGAAGTTGATACTGTACCGCCTGTGGCCTCTATATGATTAGCTACTTGTAAACTGGCAACATTATGTTCATCTGTATATAACCAACCTTTTGTAGCGTCAACATAAACTAATGTTACTGAAGCTCGATTGGTACTTAAATCTGAATTATTAGCAACACCTTGAATGTTATGACCATTTCTGCCTATTATTACTTTATTTGAGCCAAAATTTTCTGCATAATCTTTTATTGAAATTGTATCACCGATAGTCGCACTTGCTGGTAATGTCATTGTAACTTCACCACCAGATGTATTTACAAAATAACCACGACCTGCAACCATTGTTGTATTTGTTGTTACAACTGACTGCCATTCAACTAATTCACCGTCAAAAAAAGTGCCTGAAGCACCTAAAGCTATTGATTGTCCGTTAAGAGTAAATGTTGAATTTGAAAGTTTTGCGTTTGCTATGGTAGAGTCGGCTAGTTTAGCATTTGTAAGTGTACTATCTTCAAACTCTTGGTTTTGTATAGTACCGTCTTCTATCTGACTCGCTGATACTGAGCCAGTTGCTAAACCTGCCTTTGGTAATTTTGTAAGTGCCATAAATGTTTTTTATCCTCTACCATTATTTATGTCCTAAACTAAATGATACTTAAATGATAAATTAATCAAAAAGTCTTTATTTTGATTTTTACCTATATAATGATTCATTTCTGAAGAAAACAAAATAAATTGTCCTTTTTTCATTGGCACTCTCCAACTCCAGCCTTTTCTTCTACCATCATTGTAGTCAAAAGTTACTGAAGCTTCTTTTTCACCTGATTGAACACAATACAAACATGAAATATCTGGCGAGCCATGTAAATCAAATGCGTCTAAATGATTATGAGTATTAATTTTCTCATTTTCAGTTTGTACTATACCTGCAACACTATTTTTGGGAACAGGACACAAAGTACGACCATATTCTATTCGATAATGGTCTCTTATGTAATCCTGCACCCATTGAATGTGTTGGTGATAAGGCACTTTACTGTAATCATGTTCATACTTAAAGTCGTTATCACTAACTCTATTGTTTAATGTCCAGTTAGATAAAATATGGTTTTTAAGCATATTAATATTAACTGCTGATACATCATCAATTTTGCCAGTAATTATAAACAACTCATGTAATTGCTTTTTTTCAAGCATAATATCACCTCACTTTTTAATTATATAAAGATTACGCTTCTACCCAAGCAGAGCCATTCCAATCATATGTTTTAGCAGCGTCAGCGTGTGCTGAACCGTCAACATTTGATTTAGTAGCTTTCCAACCTTTTGTGTTGTCTGCTTGATAAGCAGCCTCGTCCCATGAAATATTATAAACCCAAACAACCGGGTCTGCACCATCATCCACTACTGATGGACTAGTTATTGGTGCTTGCCAAGCAGCAGTTGAAGTATTTTTTGTCCAACTTGCGTGTGGTTGAGCAGGCCAAAATATTTGATTATCTTCGTCCCAAGTAAAACCAATACCTGCATAGTTACCTCTGTACGCTTTTGAAGCGTCACCTTCGGAACCGTCTGCGTTATAGTATTTGTTACCTCTTGTATTGTAAGAAGTTTTTGCCCATAAAGGCCAACCGTGAACTTTATTTAAGAAGTCAACACCTACTGATTCTAATTCAGTACCGTCAGCTCCTTGTGTGTCTGCGTCAGCGACAACTTCTACTGAAAGAACTTTGCCGTTGATACCTAGTTTTGCGAAATGCGCCATTTTTTATTTTCTCCTATATGATGACTTGCCTCGAAAGTCAAGCCAAAGTTAGTTTATTTATTATACTACAACTAAAGTTGAACCGCTGTCAACTGTAATTGTACCTGATACTGATACTGGACCTGCCAATATCATATTTTCACTCGAAAGTGAAAAACTGTTTGCTACGGTTGCGTTATGTATATAACCGCCACCATTTGTGCCATAAGCAATTTTACCTGCTGATGACATTGTAAATCTTTCTGTACCGCCTGTATCGAATCTGATTATATCTTCGTCTGAACTTTCTTCAACTTGAATTTGTGTGTCAGAGTCAGCATCTAAAACTTTGTTACTTGGTGATACTAAATTTTGTGATTGTATTTTTTTTAAATCACCTGCTGATGTATCATAAATTAATAAGAAATCACCACTATCAGATGAACCTAATTCTGTTTGATTTGTAATTGAACCTGAATCAATAACTGCAACATCTGTTAATACACCTAAAAATACTAGATAAACATTATCTGTTGAAGCAGGAGCAGCTGAAAAAACTATTTGTGTTCCACCATTTCCTAAAGTATAGGCAACACCAGGCTCTTGTACAACACCTGCAACATTAACTAATATTGAAGCTGCTGAACCAATTGTATAATTTAATGTAAAAGTTGTAGTTGAACCGTCAGTCGTTAAAGACTGTCTTTCAAACTTTCCATAAATTGGTTCTCTTCCTATGTATGCCATTTAATTATCCTTATTGATATTTATATCTTATTATTACAACGCCTGAGCCACCTGCGCCGCCATTATATGGAGGCTGAGCTCCCCATGCTCCTTGGCCACCGATACCTGTATTTGCCGCTCCAGCCGTAGCTGGTCCTGGACCTGGATTGTTTCCACTTGCGCCGCCTGTTGAATAAGTTGTTGATGACCCACTAATTACACTAGAAGCACCTGCTCCTCCAGACCTAGGACTTCCTCCACCTGGTACTGAACTGGTGCCTGCTGCTGTTGCTCCACCGCCTCCTGAACCTGATTGATGATTAGCACTAGTGTCACCACCATCATTTCCTTGAGATGGACTAACTGGTGGTGTATTACCTGTACCTCCTGGTCTAGCATCGTTACCTGAACCGCCACCGCCGCCAGAACCTCCGTTATCTCCCGGAGACCCAGGATTTGCGCCAGCACCGCCGCCGCCTCCTCCTGCTGATGTGATTGTACTGAATACCGAATTACTACCAGTTGAACCTTTATTTGTTCCTGAAGGACCTGTAGCGCCATTACCACCGCCACCTACTGTAATAGGATATGTTTGAGTCGTAACTGTAATACCCGCTGGTGCATTTAATGGTGAAACTGTATATGAATCGTTAGAAGCTCGGCCTTCACGAAAACCTCCGCCGCCTCCGCCTCCACCAGCCCAAGAACCAGAAGCGCCTGCGCCTCCGCCACCAGCACCAGCAGAAACAAGATATGAAACATCATTATTAGCGCTTACAGCAGATAATGAGCTAACTACAAAATTACCTGATGAATTAAATGTATGAATTTTAAAATTACCTGAAGTAGTAGTAGTACCACCTGTAGCCTCAATAAATGAAGAACCATAATCTTCAGTCGTGTTATCGTTAGTAGGAATCCAACCTTTTGTACTGTCAATGTAAACTAATGTTATCGCTCTTCTAGTTGTTGATATAGTAGCGTTTAAGGCTCCACCTTGAATATTTGAACCATTACGACCAATTGTAAGATTGTATGTGGCAAATGTTCCTGCATAATCAAGCACAGCAACTTCATCGCCTGCACTTGGTGAAGCTGGTAAATTAATTGTATGAGCAGCTGAAGTAGTATCAATTGGATAACCCTTGCCTGCCTCAGCAGTAGTCGTAGTAGAGCCATCGGCCGTTACAACTGATTGCCAGTCTATAGCTTTAAAACCTGATTGACTTGCGCCTGAAGCTAATGCAACAGTTGTACCACTTTCACCAATAGTAAGTGTACTTCCTGTTCTTTTTGTTATCGTGTTTACTTTTATTTCACTCATCTATTTACCTTATTGATATTTATATCTCAATATTACAACGCCTGAGCCGCCAGTTCCGCCGTTACCGCCGCCGCCACCGCCGCCTCCGGCACCGCCACCGGTATTTGCTGTTCCATTTGTACCAGCAACACTACAACCTGTAGCGCCAGCACCACCGCCGCCTGAAACTGAGCCTGATGTTCCTCCAGCGTCAACACCTCCGCCACCACCACCTGCTCTTGCAACTGATGAACCTGTGATTGATGATGATACGCTATTACCTCCTGCACCTCCGACTGATGGACCAGGAGTGTTACCACCTGTGCCTCCTGCGCCGCCGCCACCTGCAGCTGCTGGAGAACTTGCTGTAGCATTACCGCCGTTATTTCCTTGTGATGGACTTACTGGTGGAGTATTACCTGAACCTCCGCTGAAGTTTGGATTTCCACCGCCGCCACCTGAGCCGCCATTAAAACCATTTCCTGGTGAATCATTTGAACCTCCGCCACCGCCACCGGCAGATGTGATTGTGCTGAATATTGAATTACTACCTGATGTTCCTCTACCACCTGAGCCTGTACGACCAGCTCCGCCTGAACCTACTGTTATAGGGAATGTTGTTGCTGTTACTGTTATTCCTCCTGCTGGAGCATTTAATGGTGATTGAGTATATGAATCTACACCTGATTTACCTTCTCTAAATCCACCTGCGCCACCGCCGCCGCCATTTCCTCGACCAGCACCGCCGCCACCTCCAACAACTACATAAGAAACTTCATTATTATCTGAAACACTAGATAAACTAGATACCACAAAATTACCAGATGAATTAAAAGTATGAATTTTAAAATTACCTGTAGTTGAGGTTGTGCCACCTGTAGCTGCTACAAATGAATCTGGTGACTCATTGTTGTGTCTAATCCAACCATTATCAGCGTCTGAAAAAACTAGAGTAACAGCTCCATAATCAGTTGATATTGTTAAATCGTTTGTACCGCCTTCAATTTTGCTTGAGTTTCTTGCTATTGTAACTTCGTTAGAAGAACCATCTAAAGCATTAACAGCCACCGTGTCACCTACACTTGGTGAAGCCGGTAATGTCATTGTTTTTGTACCACCAGATGAATCAACAAAGTAACCACGACCTGCAACCATTGTTGTGTCAGTTGAAACAACTGATTGCCAATCTAAATCTTTTACATTTATATTATTTGTAGTAATAGTACCTGAGCCATTAGAAACTAATAATGAGTTTCCGCCTGCGTCTTGTATTGTGTTTACTTTTATTGTACTAGCCATTATTTACCTTTAATTCTGATATTTATATCTTAATATTACAACGCCTGCGCCACCGGCACCACCTGTGCCTGAACCAGCACCTCCACCGCCACCGCCGCCGCCTAAATTAGCCGTACCAGCTGTGCCTGTTCCATTTGGATTTGAACCTCCTGCACCACCGCCACCTGAGCCGCCTGAAGCAGGACCTTTACTTGATACACCACCTGCGCCACCGCCACCTGCATATACAACTGGTGAAGCTGAGATATGTGTTGTTGCGCCTGCACCACCTGGTGATAATGGAGCGCCGCCTGAATTATTTGTTCCTGCAACTGTAGCACCTCCACCACCTGCGCCTGAATTTCCTAAACCATCAGATACATTGGCAGTACCGCCTTCTTTACCTTGAGGTGGACTTACTGGTGGTGTATTACCTGCACCAGCAGCGTTAGCAGGAGCAGCGCCTCCGCCTGCACCACCGCCTGAGCCTCCGTTAGACTGACCTGGTGAGTTTGGTGAGTCATCATCTCTACCACCTCCACCGCCGGCTGATGTGATTGTACTGAATATTGAATCTGAACCTTTTGTACCTGCACCTAAATTTGTGCCTGACGGTTCGCCTGCACCACCAGCGCCTACTGTAATTGGATAAGTCTGTATTGATAATGTTATACCTGCTGGAGCATTTAAAGGTGAAACTGTATATGAATCATTTGCAGCTCGGCCTTCTCTAAAACCTCCGGCTCCACCGCCACCTCCTCTAACACTACCTCCGCCACCTCCACCAGCAACGACCAAGTATGAAACATCAGTACCACCGACTCCTGGTTGTCCTACTTGTGTTACGACAAAGTTACCAGATGAATTAAATGTATGAATTTTAAAATCACCTGAAGTGGTTTCTGTACCACCTGTAGCTTGAGTATAGTTTGAAGCGTACTCAGCGCCTGTATTATCATTTACAGGAACCCAACCTTTAGTTGCGTCTGTATATACAAATGATGTTGACCTTCTATCTACATTTAAAGTTATATCAGAAGCGACCCCTTGAATATTAGAACCGCCACGACCAACAGTAACACTATTTGTACCAAATGTTCCTGCATAATCAACAAATGCAATTTCATCACCTGCACTAGGTGATGTTGGTAAATTAATTGTGTGAGCAGATGAAAAAGTATTAATAATATAACCTTTACCTGCTTCAGCAGTTGTTACAGTAGAACCATCAGCGTTTATTACACTTTGCCAATCTATTGCTTTAAAACCTGATTGACTTGCACCTGAAGCTAATGTAACTGTATCACCACTTTTACCGACAGTTAATGTACTGCCTGAGGCTGTTTCAATTGTGTTTACTTCTATTTTACTCATTCATTTACCTATTGATATTTATATCTAATTATTACAACGCCTGAACCACCTGAACCAGCAGCTGAACATCCTGGAGGGCCACCTGCTACAGAACCTCCGCCACCTGTTCCTGTATTTGCATTTCCAGGAGTTGCGTCAGAAACTTTATTATTAGCAGCAGCACCGCCTATTGCACCACCTGAGCCACCATTTCCTCTTGCACCTGATGAACAACCACCTAATGAATAATATCCTCCGCCACCGCCAGCTGCGTAAGTTGTTGATGAACCTGAAATTGATGAAGTTGTACCATCACCGCCTTCACCTCCTGAAGTTGGTGTACCTGCACTACCAGCGTCAACAGCACCTCCGCCACCGCCACGGCCATATCTCGGAGAACCAGTTGGGCCACCGCCACCATCAGAACCTTGAGGTGGAGAAACTGGTGGTGTATTTCCATCGCCTTTGACACCTGGACCGCCACCGCCGCCTCCGCCGCCTGAGCCACCTGAACCTACTTGAGGCGCACAGTTTCCATAACGACCTCTGCCACCACCTGCTGATGTAATTGTGCTAAAAACTGAATCTGAACCGTTTGCGCCAGATGAAGCTCCACCTGCACCTACTGTTACAGAGTAAGTTTGAGCTGTAATTGTTAAACCTGCTGGAGCATTTAATGGTGAAGCAGTATATGAATCTATTGGAGCGTCTTTACCTTCTCTATAACCGCCGGCACCACCGCCGCCTGTATAACTATTAGGATTACCACCTGCACCGCCACCTGCTATAACTAAATATGATATTGTATTAGGACCGGCAGCCGGACTTGCTGGCATATCTGCTTTGTTACCTGCTGTTGTTACAACAAAATTTCCTGTAGAATTAAATGTATGAATTTTGAAATTACCAGATGTTGTTTCTGTACCACCAGTAGCCTGTGTAAAAGATGGTTGAATACCTCCAACTGTATCTTGATTAACTATTTTCCAACCTTGCGTTGAATCTGTATAAACTATTGTATGTGTTTGGTCAGTTGTTGCTAATGAACCATTAGATGTAGAAGCTTCAATTTTATTTCCATTAGGGTCTAGTGTTACATTATTAGTACCAAATTTAGAAGCATAGTCAACAACAACAATAGTATCGCCTAAACTAGGTGAAGAAGGTAAAGTTATTGTGTGAGTAGCACTTGTAGTATCAATAAAGTAACCTTTGCCTGCTTCAGCAGTTGTATTTGTAGAACCATCTGCTGTAACAACTGCTTGCCAATCTATTAAATTTGGTAAATTTGATAAATCAGCAGCTGTAATAGTCCCGTCTGTAATATTGTCGGTAGTTATTCTAGTTGTCATTTCTTATATTTATCCTTACCTTGGTAACTCTCTAATTTGTATTGCTACAGCACTCGCTGGAGCAGTTGTAAAAGTTAAAGTTGTTCCCGAAATTGTATAGTCAGATGTTGGTTTTTGAACAACACCATTTTCCATAACTAAAACATTGTCAACTGCTGTGCCATTTGTGACCGTAAATGTAGTTGTTGAACCATCACCTGTTGCATTTCTTGTAACATAACTTAATGTAGTTGCTATGTTTGATTTTTGAATTTTCTTAACTGTGCTTGTTGATGTATCAAAAATTAAAAGAACATCATCATCAGCTGCTACTTCAGCCAATTCTGTTTGACCTGTAAATGCTAAGCCATCTAAATTTTGTGCGCTTGCGACTGCTTCAGGACTTAAATGTGGGTTAATAACATATATTTCTGTTGAAGCGTCTGGAGCGGCGTCAAAGGTTATTCTTTTTAATAAATTACTACCATCAACACCTAAAGTATATGACTTACCTGCACCTGGTTCCTGACGAACATTATCCACAAATACCATAAGGTCATTTGCTGAAGCGGCTGCATTTGTAATATCAAAAGTGGTTGTTGAACCATCTCCTGTAAAAGTATCTTTTGCAGCTATACTTCTAAATGTATCAGTTGGTCTTTTTCCGATATAAGCCATTTGTTTTTAATTACCTTTTTTTATTACACATCTTCAAGAACTGAAACAGTTGCGTCTAAAGCAGAAGCAGCTGAAGCTGAAATTCTTAATGCGTCATTGGTTGTACCATCGCCTTGTAATACAAGTTTATTCCCGGACATAACTTCCAATGAAGCGCCTGCTGGGACTGTAGCGTCTTTAACAATATAAACATCATTTGAACCATCAAAATTGTCCAAAAATACACTAGCAGTTATACCAGCGTTTGATTTATTTGCTAAAGTGATACCAATAACGATTGATTCCATTGCTGTAGAACTTGAACTAGGCACAGTATATACTGCTGTTGCTGACGCACCAGCTGTTGTACCTAATGAAGCAGATGTAAACCTTTTAAAATCGTTTGCCATTTTTAACCCTTTTCTATATTTATAAGACTATTTATAATCTAATTTTTACAAAATTATCCTAATGCCACCGCTTGTGCGATTGCAAAACCTTGAGAAGCACCACCAATATCTGTTAACACTTGAGCTCCTGTTCTAGTTTTGACAACATTACTATCACTTACTAAAAAAGCGTCTGTATCACTTGAAGCAGCCGCTAAACCTGTTAATGTAATATTACTAGAAGTAATATTTGATAAACCTGAAATTGAACTTGCTAATGCAAAAGTTACGGTATCAGTACCAGAAACAGTTGCTGTTATGTTAGTAGAACCTGCGAAATTTAACACATCACCTGTATTAATAGTTTGTTGTGTTGATGAACTATCTTTAATTTTAAAAGCAGTTGTAACACTAGTATTAATTTCGTTTATAGCCGCAACAATAGATGATGTATCAGTAGTGCCTAAACTCGCTAGGTCACCGACATCTGTTCCAAGACTATTAAAGGTTGTTCTAAAACCCTCTAATGTACTAGTTGTTGCTACACTTCTTATTGCCATTTTACTTTACTATTTCCTTTAATAAATTTTTTATTTCTCTTAATTCAGCCTTTAAAGTATTTATTTCTTTTACTGCGTTTCTAATTTGGTCACCTTGTTGTTCTCTTGATTTTACTCTTTGCATATAAATTTGATATTCGTTAACATTTGTATTAACAATACCATTTGAATAAGTATCTCTAACTAAATTTGTGTGACCTTCAACTTTTAAATATCTACTCATTATACAGCTAACGCAATACCTCTCATATCTCTAATTCTAGGAGGGTATGATGATATTGTTCCTTTCATAACTATTTTTAATTGAAAAGATGTAAAGTCATTTAAACCAGTTGCACTATATTTGTATTCTTTAAATGTTTCATCATCTTCAGCAGGTGTTACTGTTACATCTTCGCTACCATCTGAATTAAATGGTACAAAATTTAAATCTTCAATATTTCTAACTTCTTCAGCTGATGATGTTCTAAAATAAACTTCAACCTCTGAACTTGAACGAATATTTGAAGTTAATCTAATTTCTAAAGCAGTTGATTGATTATCCAACACAATCGGTCTAGTTATATATTGTGCAGCCGCTGATGAACCTGTGTTAGCAGTTTCAGCAACAAAACTAGGAGTATTACCATTTGTAGGACTATTTAATCTATTTTGAACTACAATCGCACTCATTCTTTGAGTATCTAAAACTGGTGAAAGTTTTGTATTTGTAGTGTTAAATGTTAAGTCAACAAATAATGATTTACTACCTGACATTTCATTTGTTTCATTTATTTCACTAGCGACCATTTTAGGTGAAGTAAAGTAAATGTTATCATTTGCAACAACTGATATTTTACTTGTTGAAGCAGTCAAACTAAATTCTGATTCTGAACCATGAATAGATTGACCTGTTGTAGGTCTAATAGAATAACCTATTGATGTTCCTGGTACAGTCATACTTGCTAAGTTTAAATTTAATAAATCATATAATCTATTTTGAGTAGCAGTTACATTTGCGCCACCAATATCACCTGTTGCATTTGCATTTGAAGAACTTGGCGAAGTAATATCATAACTATCTAAAGTTACATTTGAAATACTTGTATATGTTCCGTTAATATCAGAATGTGCTATACCATTGTAAGTACCACTCGCTACACCTGATATAGTTACATTGTTTGATGTGCCGTGCATACCATGATTTGGATGGAAAACTCTAATAACTTTTGAACTATTTGTTGTTCTTAAAGCATTATTTTTTAATGTTCTAGTAGCTAGTGTATCATTTGTTAATGTAACTGTTCCTGTAACATTTTCAAACTCTGCTCTTTTCATTGTAAATTTAATATCTTCATTTTGTTCAGCAGTCCATGTTGAACCGTTTTGAGATTTAAACATAACACCAGCGTAAGGTTGTTGTGATATTGTTCTATCAGAACCTATTACAGTTTCGCCAAGTCTACCAACATAAGCTGTATAAGCATTTGAGTTAGCAAGAACTACAAAACAATACTCTGTATTTTCTTGTAAATAAACTGGAGAATTAAATGTAAATGTTGTAGCTGTGCTAGCGTCATCTGAAATATTAACTGAACTAGGATTAATTGTTTTTTGTGAAAAAGGTAAAATCTTTTTACCTGGATATCCGTTTACAACTTCTCTAATTTCACAAGTTATCGGAACATTATCATCTTTTGTTTTAAAGAATAAATCAATAGATGTTAAGAACACACCACCATTATCATCAATTAAGAAAGTTTGTGCCAATGGGTCAACCCAACCTACTGTTCTTGTTGCGTCCCTTGTTGATGTTCTCGTAATTGTTCTATTTTCATTTGTAGCTTCTCTAACTAATCTTGGCTCTCTTGTAGAAATAATTGTTTCTTGTACAGTTTCTAAAATACCTCTAGCGATATAATCTGCCTCTGCTGAAGTTTCTACATCACTTGTTCTATCATCTGTTGATGAACTTGTAAGTCTAAAGACTCTTTCACCTGTTCGCCATCTTGGATTTGAACTATTTGTTGGGTCAGGTATAGCAAATGTGCCTGATACTGCACCGTTAGCGTCTGTTACAATATTACCACCTAATGAACCACCACTTGGTGTTATGTAAGTTGAAATATCAATATTATCAAAGAAAGCAAAAACTCTAGTATTTGGTTTCATTCTTGTAGCAGCAAATGATACTGTTCTACTTCTAATAAAAGGAACAAACGCAACATTAACTACTCTATCACCAATTGAGTTTCTAACAACTTGAGGTACTAGTCTTTGTCTTAAACCTGTTCTTGTTTGGTTTACAGTTGTCGCTGTTTCTATTTCTGTTCTTCTAAAAACTCGTCTACCACTTCTTATATTTCCTGATGTATCTCTACTTCTAACATCTCTAGGTGTGCCAGTCCAGAAATCTTGCCAATCATTCCAAATTGTACCTATTTCTACACCATTTAAAGCTGCGTTTCCTAAACCTGAAACTAATGTATCAAAACCACCTTGATTGTTTATTACTAATTCTGGTGCTCTTTCTGTTTCTTTCCACTCATCTGTTGGTGGTGTTAAATCAACATTACCAACCCATGTAAATACATCAAATGGGTTTACATTAACACTTTTACTTGCAAATGGTTGACTAATTAAAGTTTGTTCAGTATAAGGTAAAGTTAATAGGTCGCCAGTTTTTTGATATTGAGCTGCTGTTCTATCAGCGGCTACAATCGCTGTGCCATCTTCATCTCTTTCTATAAGTTGAACACTATCCTCATTATAAGTTGGTCTTAATTCACCAGCGGCCATATCAATAGCAGCTTTGTAGTTTACATTACCTACATCACCTATATTATGACCAGAAAAATTATCTACAATAAATCCGTTTTTAAATCTATCAAAACCTTGAGCGTCTTGTATTTGTAAACTTTGTGCTGATTGTTCTAATAGTGAAAGTTGAGTATAAAATTCTAAATTTTCAATTCTATCTTCAAGTTTACCAATATCTCTCATTGTAAATCTTTTATTATCAACTTTTTTTATTGTAATATCTTCAGTTGATAATGTATAAGCAGGAACTTCTAAAGTGTAAAGGTGCATTGCACCATCTAAAGTTTCTGGTACTTGTGGGTCTAATGAACTAGCACCCTCAACAGCTTTAAAATTACCTTCTTTATCTAAAAATAATTTTACAATTTTTGGTAAAAAGAATTCAAAATCACTTGTTACATCTGAATTAAATTTAACTATATCTACCGTTGAAGCACCTGTGCCATCAAAACTTCTATCTTGACCACCAGAATTAATTGTACTTGCGTCATCAACTCTTGGTCTAAAATCTAATACATCTCTTAATTCATATTCTCTACCAGTTGTATCTGAAAGATAACTTGGAATATTTTCATAAGTTACAACACCTGAATATGAGTCGACATCAAAATAATCACCTGAACCGTGAGAGAAGAAATCAAAATCAACTAATAGTCTACCTGTCGGTGTTAATTCACCAGTTTTTAATTTTAATCTACCAATATCATAGAAGTTATCTCTTTGACCGTTATCTAAATCAAATCTATCTGTAATGTCTGTATGTGATGAAGTAGCGGCTGTACTAAAATCAGGTGCCATATAAACATTGTTTATTTTAAATATATCAGCCTTGCCTAAGCCAATCACACCGCTCTCTATCGTTGCTTGGGAGGATATGGCAACTGTTGAATTACTATTTAAAGTTTTTGTTTTTGAACCTGCAACACTTCTACTTACTGTTGCTAAAATTTTTACTTTGTGACCTTGATAGTTTGCACCAAAATCAAGTGTTAAAGTTTTACCAGTTGGTGAACCGCCTAATGTAAAGATAGCGTCACCCTCATGGTTATTTCCTGTTAAATCTAATACATCACCAACAGCACCTGAACTACCTGAACCTGTTGTCATTATTGATACTGTAAAATCTCTAGCTAAATGAGCGCCAAAAGTTTCGTTAGTACCAGCAGTTATAGTTACATCACCATTTGATGATAATGTACCTGTAAAATGTCTTCTTACTGAAAAGTTTGTATCCGTAATTCCAGAGTTAGCAGTAGTTTTTAAAGTTTTAATTGTATCATAAGGTAATTTAAATATTGAAATATTGTTATTTGATTCTTGAAGTTTTGCTCTTCGTCTAGTTACAATTGTTTTTGTAGCTGCACCAGATGTTGATGTTATGGTTGCTGACTCATTACTAGAAACTGTTTCAATTAATTTAGTTTCAGTTGTACCTGAATCATTTGTAAATGATATTGAATCACCTATTTTTAACTCATCATTAAATCTTGTTCCGAAACCTGTTAATACATTACTTGCAACAGTTATTGAACCACTTAATTGAGAATTTTCACCGTTTGTTGCGTCTAGTGAAGTATCAGAGGTATAAGTTGGCGAACCTGCCATACCAATTTGTTTAGTTTGTGCAAATTCAAAAGATGTTGCAGCTTTAAAACCAACTACATCACTTTGTAAAACATCTGTAACACCTGAAGTGCCACCTGTTATTGTTTCGCCTGCAACAAAAGTACCATTTACATCTGATACAATTGCTAAACCATGTTTAACAGCACTTGCACTTGAAAATGAAGTAACATTAGCTGCTGTTGTGCCATCTGCTTGGAATAATTCGAATGTTGTTGTGCCGTTAGTATTTCTAACTGTGAATATATCGTCTGTCGTTACTGCAACTGAATCAACAGCAAAACTTGGTGATGTAAATTTAACTTGCATACCATCTTTTAAGAAATGATTAGCACCACAAGTTACAACACCTGGACTTGCAACTGAAATTGATGATACTGATTTACTTGTTGTTGCTGATATACTTTCTAAAGTAGCTGTAGCACCTGAAGTACCACCTGTAATTTTTTCGCCAGTTGTAAATGTAGAACCATTAACTGTATTTAAGTGAGTAAACATAACTGTATCAAACAAATAATGTTTAAATACATTTGTTAAAACACTTGTAGCTGAGTATGCACCGCCTGAAGCTGTACCTGAATTATATTCAAAACCTCTTGATTTAGCTCGACCTATGGCATTTTTACCAGATTCAGAACCAGTATTTTCTGTGCCTCTATTTACTGTAACCTCTGAATATAATCCTACTTTTTTAAATGCCTCAACATCACCTGTTACAAAGCCTACATCTGGAGAACCATAAACATTTGTTACATTAACAAAGTTACCTAAATTAAATCTAGTGTCAAAATTATTTTGATTATCAAAACTTCTAGCTTTGTCAATACCTATAAAATTTGTACCAATAGTTTCAATTTCATAACCTCTAACATATGCTTTACCAGGACCAAAACCAGCGGCAAATTTAGTTTCTAAACCACCGTTACCTGAAGTAAATATACCTCTGTTTGTGCCTGATAATAAATGTTCTCTTAAATCTAAATCAAAACCTCTTACAGCATAATCGCCTGATTCGTCAAATGTTCTACGAGCAAGTGTATCTTCTAATACTGCATATTCAGTTGTTCTAACTTGGTTTTGAATAATACCATTTGATAATCTTAATAACTCTACAAAGTTTGAGTCTTCGGTACTAGATAATGTTTTTTTAGCTAATGTTAAATCAATTTTAAATCTGTGAGCACCTGGAGCGTTTACATTTGATGTGCCAGCAGCATTATCATTTAAACTTAAATCATCATTAGGTGTTACAAATGATTCTGTAATTGATAAACCAATTCTGTATGATGGTGTATTAGTATATTTGTCAAGAATTAATCTTTGATTAGAAACTTGAACTTGAAAACCATTTATGTAATATACACCTTCTTGTACTTCAGCAGCTGAACCAGTTGCTGTTGTGTTTACAGTTGCTGTCGCAGCTGCACTATCAATTGTACAATTTAAAGTTTCGCCGTCTGTAAATACTAAAGCTGTATTATTTGTTCCTGTTTTTGTGTATTTTACAAAAAGAGTATCCGGGTCTGTGCCGTCTGTAGCAGATGTATCAATACAAGTTGCAACAACACCTGAAGTTACACCTGTTAAAGTTACACCTACATATTTTGTAATATCTGAAACTGACTTAGCAGATAATTTTACTGCATAATAATTTAAATCAAAACCAATTTCGCCAGGTATAACCATAGCTCCTTTTTCAAAGATATGGTCAGATAGCCTTTCGACCTGATTCTGTAAAATCGTTTGTGATTGTGTTAACTCTCTAGCCTGTACTGCGAATGATGGTCTGAATAGAACACGGTGGAACTTTTTAGATTCAGAATAATCATCATAATAAGGCGTGAGGTTAAAGTCAGTTGGACTTGGCATTTATTTCCCTCTTAAAATTCAATAACTAGTTTGACATTCTCTGTTTGGTCTGAAGCTCTTGTAATAGGTGCTCTGTTTTCTATATAGACAACATCACCACTATCATGGTCTAATTCAGAAGCCGCATAACCTGAAGTGAATGAAACACTATCAACCGTACTAGTTGAAGATGATGGTGTGCCAGTTGCACCTGAATCAGCACCTGTAATTGTATTTGTTCCAGAAAACGCTGTCAAGTTACCGTTCGTGTCTAAACCAAAATTATTAAATCTGGTTTGTAAATAATATAAAATCTTATTAGTTGAATCATACTCAACAACTCTGCCTACTGCACCAGTTGTTGCTTGAGTAATTTTTTCATCTACTGTAAAAGAACCTGGTGAACCAGATAGTAAGATTGCTTTCACACCTCTTAATGTAGTTGCTGTAGCAGCTGAACCACCTGAATTCGGGTCTTTAATAATTGATACTCGTCTAAAATCATTTGTTGTATTGAAGTCACCAGAGTTTGATGTTTCTGCACCTTCAAAGTTAGTATTTGTCATTACAAAGAAACCGCCTAACTCATCAACTGCGTCTTTACCATGCCCGCCTTTTGGTTCGATAATGACATCTAATTCTGTTCCTGTTAAACCAGTTGCGCCAGCAGAAACAATATCTGCAACTCTAATGTAAGCAAAAGTATAACCTGTTCCTGGAGTTGTAACTGTTACGGCTGATACTGCACCAGATGAAACTGTTACTGAACAAACACCTGAACTACCATCGCCTCTAATAGGAACACCTGTATGTGTTCCGTCTGCACCACTTGAACCAGCAGTTTTAATTTTTATAATGTTAATAGCACCGTCAACAGCCGCTGATGATACAGTTGAATCTGTTGCAACTGCCATAAAGTCAGTTGATAAAAAGTTAACTTGTTGTGAAGCAGATAATGAATACATATATTTCCATTTGTATCCGTCACCTGTTGTTAAAATTGATGTTGATGTTCCTGTTGGTTCAACAGTTGATTGTGCGTTACCATTATTATCTAAAACTTTGTAAACATTATTTGCACTATTTAAAACATAAAAAGTTGCGTCAAATAAATTTGTTGCACCACTATTTGCTGTTTGAGTTGTTGTACCACCTGTTACTCTATTACCATAATCGTGTCTATAATAATCGTATATTGTTCCTGTTGTCCAGTTTCTTCTTGGTATTGCAAATGAAACATCACTTGTTGTAATTCTTTTTGCTGCCAGCAAATCATCAAAGGAATAAAATTCTTCTTGAATTGAATCAACAGGTGTTAAAGGACTTGTATCTGTACCCTCGTTATCTGTTCTACTATCACCTCTTGTTGATGTACTAAAAGCTTGAGGGCGCCCTAAACCCATGTAATAGACAGTATTTGCTGTTTCGCTGAAAGATTCAACGAATTGTTGAGCATTGTGTCTTCTAAATTTGTTTGTTATAATTGCTGGCATAATCTTTATTTTTTCCTTTTAACTATTTATACTCTATCCTTGATACTTGTATCTTATTATTACAACACCTGCACCACCATTACCACCTAGGTGATAAGTTGGTCCGTTTGTTCTTGAAGCACCGCCACCGCCGCCTCCTGAATTTGCTGTACCAGCAACACCTCTAGCAACTGGAGCAGAGTTTGATGTTCCTAAAGTACCACCTGAGCCGCCTCTCCCTACAGGATTTGCTGAAGGTATAAGTGGAGCGTCACCGCCTGGTAAATCTCTAACACCACCTCCGCCGCCGCCTGCATAACCAACTGCACTACCGCTAATTTCAGTTGATACACCTGCGCCTCCTTTGGCTGGATTTACTGCGTTTGCACCTGCGCCACCGCCACCGCCACCACAATCATCATTATTTGGATTACTAGTTGCGCCATTGTTACCTTGAGGTGGAGAAACTGGTGGAACATTTCCACTTCCTGAAGTTGAAGGTACATCATGGCCTCCGCCACCGCCTGAACCTCCGTCAGCTGCACCTGGAGCAGCACCGCCAGCACCATGTCCGCCACCGGCTGATGTTATAGTTGAAAATGTTGAATTTGAACCGTCTGTAGCAGATGTGCTAGGTCTAGGACCTGAACCACAATCGCCACCACCTGTGCCACCTGAACCTACTGTAATAGGATAAGTCGCTGTTGTAACTAATAAACCTGAACCTGCAGCTATAGGAGAAGAAGTATAACTATCTACTGGATTATTTCTACCCTCTCTAAAACCACCTGCACCTCCGCCACCACCGGCACAACCTGAACCACCGCCAGCGCCACCAGCAACAACCATATATGATACTGTATTATTAGGTGAAACAGATGATAATTGACTTACTACAAAGTTACCAGATGAATTAAAAGTATGAATTTTAAAATCTCCTGATTCTGTTACTGTGCCACCTGTTGCTGTTAAAAATGAATCTGGAGCTTCATTGTTATGTCTGTACCAACCATTAGCAGCGTCTGAATAAACTAAAGTAACGGCAGCATAATTACTAGATAGGTTTAAATTACTAGCAGAACCTTCAATATTACTTCCATTTCTGTTTACTGTAACTGCATTTGTAGCACCATCTAATGCTACTATGTTTACTTCATCACCTACACTTGGTGAACTAGGTAAATTAATTGTATGAGTTGCTGAACCAGAATCAATAATATATCCTTCACTCGCAACGGCATTTGTAGTAGTTGAACCATCAGCAGTAATTACTGATTGCCAGTCTGTGCCTGCAACAATATTTCCACTAGCACCTAAAGCAATTGATGTTCCATTAATTGTTAATGCACCACTTCCAGCTAATCTTGCATTTGCTACCGTTCCTGAAGCGAGATTAGAAGCATTTGTTGGGTCAGTTGCTAATCTATCAGTTGCTATTGTACCAGGCGCAATTTTATTTGAAGTTACTGCACCGTCAGATATGTTTGATTCTTTTATTTTGTTTGTCATTATACTTCCCTATTTATTACAGTTCCTTAATCGTTATTACATCCGCTGACACAGGAGCTGTACCAAAAGTTAATGTTGTTCCAGAAACACCATAGTCGGTTGTTGGTCTCTGAAAAACACCATTAATGAACACCAAAACATTATCTACTGTTTGACCATCTGTTACTGTAAACGCTACAGTAGAACCGTCACCAGTATATGCTCTTGTATTGCAAGTTAATTGACCTAAGCCAATTGTTTTATTAGATAGAGTTTGCGTAGCAATCTCTGAAACTAATGTTGAGTTAGAGCCTTTAGGCAATAACATTTCATTTGTAACACCCTCACTATGAGGTTGTGCTTTAATTTTTTGTCCGTGGCTATTCTGAGCACAATTAAGTTGTATTTGTCCTTCAGTAGAACCACCACCTCTAAATTCTGTTATGTATGTAGCACTATCTACTAATAAATTACCAGAATTGTTTGTAAGTGTTTCTGTTTGAACACTTGTTAAACCTGTTACACTACTATTTAGTGTTAAATTTACAGAGTCACCAGATACGGCAGATGTTAAGTTTGTGCCACCTGTGATAGCAAATCTCTCGCCTAGACTAATAGTTGATTCAGTTGAACTTTCATCAACAATTGTAAAAGAAAAAGATTGAGTTAAATTTGAACCATCTGTACCTAGATAGTTGTAAATTTCATTAAAGTTATCATTTATTAGGTCACCACCAGCTCTAATGGTAGTACCTGTACCGTCATTTGCTATAGAACCAATTGATATTGTTTGTTTTGCCATCTTTTCTCTCTAAATTCCCTAATATTTATACAAGTTTCTCATTATGTTTGGTCAAAAGTTACAGTTGTTGTATCAAATTTAATTGTTGTAGTATCAAATGTTGTTCCTGGTGCTGACACTACAATTTCAGTAGGTATTGTTATTGGTTGTTTCATCTGAGCTATATCATATTCTGCAAGAGTAAATCTCTCGCCGTCAATATCTGTATCACTAAAACCAGTAACTCTATGGTCTGCCCAATTAACTAATTTTAATGGTGAAATATATTTGTTTGTACCATTTATACTACCTGCAATAGCCGTGGTCTGAGCAAGAGTATGTGTTCCAGAATACATATTACTTGATGAGAATGGCGCTGACCCTATTTGTAGTCTTTTCATTGTAGGTCCGCCATATGCAAAACCTCTTAAATATGTATCACCTCTTGAAGTAATATTATATAGTGTTGATGATTGACTTAATTTGATTGTGTAAAGTCTTCTTAATGTTACATCTCTTGTATTTGGTGTAAAGTGTTCGCTTGTACTATCATCAAAATCTGGATCCACACCTTGTTGAGCATTTGCTCTTTGTGATGTGCCATCATCAACTGTTCCAAGTCTTCTACCAAAGATAGTAGAGAATAGTTGACTAATAACACCAAAGATTGGACTTTCAGATATACCAGATATTTGACCATCAACTGGTTGAGAAATTTGAGCACTAATTCTACTTTCAATGTTTACTTGACCTGTAAAATAAAAACCAGCTGTGTGCATTGTTTTTTTGAAACTATCTCGCCAGTCATTTATTGCACGACCAACTTTTATTACATAAGAAAAGTCTTGATAATATAAACTATCTTGTATTCTCATAGCGTCATCTGAAATATGACCATCTTCATTTATAAAAGCACCGTTTGTATCGCCAACTGCTGTAACAGTTGTTGTAGCAGTTGCTTGTTGTACTCTTGCGATTGTAGCAGTAGCACCATTAGCAAGTGTTATTGTTCTACCGACTTGAAAAGTACCACTAGCTGCTTTAAATTTTAATGTTTGTAAAGTAGAATTAAATGATACAGAGGTTGCCGTAATCGTTGAACTTGAACTATCTAAAGAAGTCATACCTTGGTCTGCAACAAAAGTACCTGTTATATCTTTTAATATCATAACACCAGGAACACTTAAAGTTGGTGGAGTTGGTGATTGATGATACTCTGCACCTGGCTCAACAATTTTTAAACCTAAAACTCTACCAATATTATTACCATTTGCTAAAATTTTTGCTGATTCACCTGCTGAACTAGTTACAGTTATTGTAGGTAATGTTGTGTAGTTAGAACCTGGATTTATTATTCTAATATCTGTAATATCATTTATACCTGTTCCTGATTCTTGAACAACTTTGTTTCCTGTATATGAATCACCTCTTACAGTTTCATCTTCTAATATAATATGGTCGTCTGTTGTTGATGTTGAATCTTCAGGTGTTAATCCACCATTTACAAGTGAAACTTTTGCAACTGCACCGCCGCCATCTGTATTTGCATTATTAAATACTAAATCATCACCTATCTCAAAACTATTGCCTGCGTCATCAATAATAAAATCTGTAATACCACCATTACCAATTGCATTAACTTGAATAATAGAACCTGTACCACCACCTGTGATTGGCACACTATCATTTTCTGCTGATAAAAATCCATCATTTGTAATTGATATTGTTCCTGGTATTCCTGAAGTAGTAGCTTTGATAAAAACAGAGGCGTCATCTGATTGTGTGCCTCTTACTTCTTCACCAGTTTGAAAAGTGCCTTGTATTGAACTACCGCCTAAAGTAAATTCTGTAATTTCATTTGCACCTATTTGAAATTTTGAAACTGCTTCTACAATAGCTGTTGCGCCTGAAGATTGACCTGTTATTGTTCTACCAATAAGTAATGATGTATCAGAGCCAGCAAATGCGATAGCTCTTAATATTTTATTTGTAGTCCACTTACCATCAGAAATACGCAACATATTTTCTCTAGGGTAAATAGTTTCTGAAGGTAGACCAAATAACATTCTAAAAAATATTTCATGGCCTCTATTTGTACCTTTTGCTCTATAAACAGATTTAATATTTTTAATTAGTTTTCTTTTATCTACTGAACCATCTAAATTTTCAGGTATAGTATTTAAAAATTCATTTCTAAATTTAGTTAAAAAGTTTGAGATAACTTTATCAGGATCCCTAAACTGTAATAGTTGTTGAATTGTATTTACAGGATTAGGTTTGTAATCACCTAAAATTGCTGTTGCGTTTGAACTAGCACCAACTAAACTTTCACCTTCTATAAATTTATTTTGTGCTGATATGTAAAGTTTGCCATTTGCTAAATCTTCTTTTAATATTACAGCTGTCGCTTTTGATGTTTGTCCTGTAACAGTTTCACCTCTGGTAAATTTACCATAAGTAGAACTTTCTAATATTACTTTATCACCTGCGTCTAGTTGTGTTCTATCTGTATCTAATCTTGAAGCGTCTAATAGAAGTGTGCTTGTATCTGTATTTAATTCAGACTCTAATCGTATGCCATCGGAAGTTTGTACACTTGTTACAGAAATCTCTGCTGATTCCATAAAAGTGAAATAAGATTTTACAAACTCTAAAAATTTAGGGTGGTCAGTAACGACAAATTCTGGCGCCTGACTGTTTATGAGATTGGAAATCTTATCAGTAAATTTGGCCATCTGATAAATCCTTAATAACTACTTGTTGTCGTATAACCTACACCGGCGTCAGCAGAACCGCCAACGAAAGTATCCGCCTCTACTGTTATTGTTGAGTTAGCTGTATCAATATTTAAGATTTGGTCTCTTACTGGTACAACATCATTAGAACTAGGCGTAACTGTTAATTCTATTACAGTTGAAGCTGCGCCTCTAATATTTTCTACTACTGATACATTTAAAGAATTAATTGTAACAGCACCTGTTGAATAATCAATTGTGCCTTGTGTATTATTTGCATAAACTCTAGTAGCACCTGATAAACTATATCGTCTTACATTACCTTGGCCATCATCATCTAAAAAGAAAATTGTATTTGCGTCACCATCAATTTTAAAACCTGTTGAAGATAAAATACCGCCTGAAGCAGAATTATGTCCTGAATGAGGATTATATAATGCGTTTCTAAAATAAACATTATATTTTGAAGATACATTTAGAGTTGGTGTAAAATCTTTTCTAATTTTTATAGTTGTAATATTTGAAACAATACTTGTATCAGTATTATCAATTAGTCCTATAATTTTTGAATATCTAAAAACACCATCAAATTGATTTAAAGTATTTGTATTATAATTAGTTAATGTAGTTATTACATTTGATTTAATTGTATCTGAAGTTTTTGTAGTTGCCTCAGCGTTAAATTTTACATTAGAAGTTAAAAGTATAGTTGTTGTTTCCGGGTCAACAAACTCTGGTCTTACTGATACAACATTAAATTTTTTAAGTTGTGCTTTTATACTTTCTTTTGTAGAGTTAGTTAATGTTGAACCTGAAATAGGTTTGATTGCAATTTTAACAACACCATATTGTGGTGTTTCATCATCTTCACCACCCCATGCACTAACTGATTGAGCATTTGCATAAACTGATTTTACAATAGTTTCATAATCTTTAGAAGTTACCGCTCTGTCTTGAGCTGTGTATTGTAATGGCGCATTATATCTAATTGATTCTTTTGTTTGTGGTTCTGCACCGTTAGCGGCATTTGTTGTAGTTGTAATTGTTACATCTGAAAAACCACTAATATCACCTGATAATGTAAATGAACTTGCACCATTAGCTTCTGTTTTATTTGTAACAACATATTCTAAAATAACTATGTTACCATCAATTGGTTTTTTACCTAATACACCATCACCAAAATATACTTCATATCTTTCATCATCACTTTCTTGTAAGAAATATGATTTTGATACATCTGTTAAACCAGAATAACTATTTGCTAAACTATAAACTTCAGTTGTTGTATCACTTGCTGAAGTTTGTAAAGATACTTTTAAAGTTGAAGTATCTGCATTATTACTTGGTATAATAAATTTTTGGTCAACATCATTACTATCAACTGTATATTTAAATGTAACTAAAGTACCTTCAAAAATATTTACATTATCAAATTGAAAAACACCTGCATTAGGTTGAACTGCATAAGATTGATTAGTTACAAACTGATAAGATGTGCCATCAACCGAAGTTGTAAAAACTGTGCCTTTATCCATAGTTAAAGATGTTGTTGTACTAGGTACATTATTTACTTTAACTGATAAAACTGCATTAGAAGCTTTTGCTGATGTTGGGGTGTAACCTAACATCTTTGCTAATGAAACAATATTTTTTCTTATGTCTGCTGAGTCTAGGTACATTTCATTTGCTAACATATTAGCATTAAAACCTAGATAGTGAGTATTATAGGCCAACATATCAATTAGAACTGCAAAACCAGAACCTTCAAAATCGTAATCTTGAAACTCTGATTGACCTTGTAAGAAAGTTTTTAAATTTGTTTTTATATTATCAAAGTCTAATTCTGATACAGTTAATTTATTTGAAGCCATTTACTTACCTAATTCTTTGTAGTGTTGTTGTAACAGAAACAGGATTTGGTAAATTTAACACATAAAAATTTACAACAACATCTATTGCGTTTCTGTCCATTTGTTCATTTACTTGAATAGAAGACAAACTTGCTCTTGGTTCATAATTACTTAAAACTTCTTCTATTTTTCTTCTCATAAAAATACCAGTCATTGGTGTATAGTTTTCAAATAACATATCTCTAACACCACAACCTAATTCAGGATGAAAAGGTCTCTCGTAGAACTGTGTATTAATTAAATTCTTAACACTTCTTTTTACTGCTTCAACATCTGTAATTTTTACCACATCATTAGTAACAGGATGTCTAGTAAAGTCTAAATCTAGGTCTACATAAGTCCTAGTAGATTTTTTACTTTTGTTTGTACTTGAAGCGTCATAATTTGCCATAACGGTAATATTTATACGAGTTTTTTAAACTAACCAGAGAAAACATTACCAGAGCCACTAGTCATAGCGCCAGCGTCAGCACTATCGCCTATTCTAGCAACTGATATACCATGAACTCTTACAGTTGCCGAACCAGCATTAACAGCCGCTACATGATTTACACAAGCTGGTACTGGTGGAAATGGGTGTGCTACAGTAGGGTCACCTATTCTAGCAATCAATATAGAGTTTGCTCTAACAGTTGATTGTCCAGGTGTTGCAAGTGTAGTAGTGCCTACACAAGCATGACCTGTTGATAGTGAATCACCTTGTCTGCTAACGGCTGGCATTTTTTAGTGCTTCTCGTCTTCTTTCTTGAATTAACGCTTGTTTAATTTTTCTACCTACTGGTATGGTTATGTAATGGCACATTTCTTTGCCTTTTTTACTAATATACTCAACTGCTATCTTTGCGTCTTTAAAATCTGATTGCACAGACATAACAGCTTTTTTTAAACTAATCGCTTCTTTCTCTTTTTCATCACCTGCTTCATTCCAAAACTTAAATAATCTCATTTTTGCCATAAATTACTAATCCTTACAAGTTTCACATCTACATTCTTTACAACATTCTATTGTAACATCTTTTTGGTCACCGTCTTTGTAAGTTTGCATACATTTTTCACCACAATGACTTAAATGACCACAATTTGAACAATGGGACATGATTTTTTCCTTTTTCTACTATTTATTAAAAATTACAAGCAGCTTTCATCTGCTGTATATTGATTCTTTTCATGTCATCAAGCGAATCAAGAGCCGAATCAGCAATATTTTCATAATCAGGCGACCATTTGCACTCGAATCGCTCTGTTTTTGTTGAAAAATTGCAAGAATTTATAAAAAAGAACAAAAATAGAACAAAAAAAGTCAAAAAATGTTGATTTATAACGCTTTTTTTAGTGATTTTTTTCATTTTTTCTGCTTTTTTCGCTTGCTTTCTATATTTATCTATGGTATAGTATACCTATGATTACGAAAGGAAACACTATGAATACTTTTTTTAGTATTACGACTATTCTAGCAGCTATTTTAGCTGTTGGTTCAATTGAAGATTGTGGTGGTCATTGTTTAGGCAATGAAAACTGGACAATGTTCTTTATTTGCTTGACAATTATGATAATTTCAGGTATAATGACTATATTAACACTTAACAAAGGACAATAAACTATGATAAAAGTTGAAAAATCTGCAAAGACACTAGACGAAGGAATTAAAAACCTAATGGCTGGTGCAAAACTTGACTATTCAAAATGGTCTACTCTAGGTGGCAAAGAGTTAACTGGTTATGCAAAAGAACAAGTTGATTCTTGGGATAGTAAAACATCTGTAAGACCTGGTAAAAAGTACATTAAGATTGTACAAGAAAACGGCGTCTTTTGTTTTATTGTAAAAGAAGACTTTAAACATTTTAAAAAAGGTGATATATTGAAAGCCGCTGGTTTTAATGCGCCTGCTTTAAACTCTGCCAGAGGTAATGTACTTACTGGTAATTATCCAATTCAATGGACTGGTCCATTATATTTAAAATAAGGAGAACACTATGGAAAAAGGAATATGGTCAGACTTCGCACAAGAAGGTTTAGATAAAATGCAAAAAGAAGAAAGAAGAAAAAAAGTATTTAAGAGAGTTGTAAATCCTCTAATACTTAAACATTTAATATCAAGACAAGATTATAATGGTTCTTGTATTGCTTCTGGCATACCAATTAAATATTTGTCATACTTCAAAGAAGTATCTGCTCACAAAAATGCAAAAAAGATTAGATATAGATATAGAGGTAAATCAGGTCTAAAGACTCAATACAAAACTGGTTTACAAATGCACTATATCAGACCTCAATCATTTTGTCATATGAATGGCGCCGATACT